CCCCCACCCCAGGAAAAAATTCGGTGGAGAGGGCTTAATCACCCTCCCCCTTTCTGGCACCCCCGTAGCTAACGAAGCTCCCCATAGGCGTCTTAGCTACGGACCCCATGGGCGGGAACAGTGGGTCAAAAACCCTCCGTAGCCAACGGATACAAAAATGGACGGCTTAGCTACGGACCCCTGGGATGGATCGGTGACCCGGAAATCCCACCCCTTATCGGGCCATGGCTGACGCAGTAAGCTTGACCTGCAGCCGGCCTGTTGCTGGCGCGGGAGAAGAAACATGGCACGCAGCAAGGTCGATCAGCCGGTGGTGCGTTTGAGCGTGGGGCAGATGACGCCGGGCAATGTGAAGGAGCGCACGTTCCATCCGAACGGGGTGGACGGCTATACCGGTCCCAGCTACAGCAACCGGCGAGGCAACAGCAACGTCCAGGGCACGTCCAAGCCGGTGGCCCGGTTTGGGGTGGCGACGGGCAACCGCGGCGAGTGGAAGCGGTGAGCGCAAAGCCTGGCAAGGAAGCCAAGTCGGGGAATGTGAAACGCCTGTTGCTCCCGGTGGAGCGCTGCAACCAAGAGTGCGTCGCCAAGTTGGAGCAGCTTCTGGCCATGGCGAAGGCCGGGGAAATCGTCAGTGTTCACGGCATCGCCGAATCAGGTGGAACGTACTTCATCTACTCGACCCGGACGGCATCGCGCACCCAGACTGCGGGCGCGCTGCTGGACGCCGCCATCGAGCGGCTGAAGGACGACGAATGAAAACCGCCGCCGGTATCCGCGCCTATATCCGCCGTTCCCGGGTGCCGATCGCCGACTGGGCGCGGGCGCTGGGCGTGCACTACACCTCGCTCTACCGCATGGTCTGCGGGGTGAGCGGGATGCAGGAGGGGCCCTTGATGCGGCGCGCCATGTGGATGGTGCAGGCGCTGGAGGAAGGGCAGGCCCGCTGGGAGCGCAGCACGCTGCCCGACGGCCATGGCGCATGGCGCATCCAGGGCCTGGCCTTCACGCCGACCACGATGGTCACCTACCGGGCCAATTTCCTCGGCGGTACGTTCCAGCGCATCGAGGGCGTCGAAACGTGAAGTTCCCTCGCCAGCAGTTCGAGACGTTCTGCAGCCGCCTGGTGCTGAACTCCAAGGAGCAGGGCCGGGTGCCGTTCCGGTGGAACGGGGCACAGGTGCGTTTCGTGGATGAAATGGAAAAGGGCTTAGGCCGCGAGCAGCACAAGATCGTCGTGTGCAAGGCCCGCCAGCTGGGCATCACCACGATGACGCTGGCGCTGGACCTGTTCTGGCTGTTCCGCCATCCAGGTACGCAGGGGGCGCTGGCGGTCAGCAACGAGTCGGTCCGCGACCTGTCGCGCAACATCCTGACCAACTACCTGGACGGGTTGCCCAACGGCATGAAGGTGCCGGTGAAGATCGACAACCGCACCGAGATCCGTTTCACCAACACCTCGCGTCTGGCCCACATGATCGCCGGCGGCCGCAACTCCGGCGCGCTGGCTCGCGGCCAGGGTCTCAACTACGCCCACATGACCGAGATGAGCAGTTGGGCGGACCCGGAGGGGGTGGTGTCGCTGGATGCCTCGCTCGCCGAAACGCACCCCAACCGCCTCTACATTGCCGAGTCCACCGCGCGCGGGTTCAACGTCTTCCACGACATGTGGGAGGACGCCGAGCGCTCGCTCTCGACCAACGCGATCTTCATCGGCTGGTGGGCGAAGGAGGACTATCGCATGCCGCGCACCTCGCGGCTGTGGGATACCTATGGACGCGCCCGGCCCAGCCGCGACGAGCAGGCGTGGGCACGCGAGGTGAAGAAGCGCTACGGCCACGAGATCACCCCCGAGCAGTTCGCCTGGTGGCGCTGGAAGTGGGCCGAATCGGGCGAGAGCCGCCTCCTGGTCGCCGAGTATCCCTGGACCGCCGACCAGGCCTTCGTCATGACCGGCGACCAGTTCTTCGGCGCGCAGACGCTCAAGAAAATCAAGGAAGCCGCGTTGCAGGTGCCGCGGCAGTGCTGGCGCTACGTGATCGGCCCGCGCTTCGAGGACACGGCGTTGGAGCCCGATGAGGACGGTCCGCTGTCGATCTTCGAGGAGCCGCGTTCGGACGCCGAGTACGTGATCGCCGCCGATCCGGCCTACGGGGAGAGCGAGTGGGCCGATCACTTCTGCGCCCAGGTGCTGCGCTGCGAGCGCGACCGCGTGGTGCAGGTGGCGGAGTTCAACTCTCCCGATTGCACCATGTACGGCTTTGCCTGGATTCTTGCCCACCTGGCCGGCGCCTATTCCTCGATCGCCAAGCCGGCCACCCTGATCATCGAGCTGGGCGGCCCGGGGCGGGGCGTGCTGCAGGAGCTGCAGCGCATGCCCGAGCAGTACGCCGACCGCATCGACTCGCTCAGCCCCAGCGCGCAGCGGGCGCTTCAGAACCTGTTCGGTTCGATCCGCCACTACCTGTACCGTCGCCCCGACAGCCTCTCCGGCGGCCGGCTGCTGCAATGGGAGACGACCTGGAAGACCAAGCAGATCATGATGAACCTGTTGCGCGACGGCATCGAGCGCGGCATGGTCACGGTCAACAGCCCCGAATGGCCCGAGGAGGCGCGCTACGTCACCCAGAACGGCAGCCGCATCCAAGCCGAAGGCCAGCACAAGGACGACCGCGTGGTGGCGATGGCGCTGGGCGTGGTGGCCTGGCAGCAGCAGGTGCTGCCCGAACTCCTGGCCGCCCATGCCGAAGCCGGCTACGGCCGCGGGCCGGCCGCGCCGCTGGATCGCGCGGTGCACAACTGGCTGGACGGCATCCGCTCGGGCGCCGAGGATGCGCTCTGGTCCACGCCTTCCTACGGCTACGCATCCTGGGACGAGTTGCAGTAGCATCGCACGCAAAGCATGCTCTGAGCGTTGGCTTTACCAACGATCATCGCCGCATAGCCACCCTAAGACCGGAGGACTGTCCATGAGCCGTCTGACCGCCGCGGAACGTCGCAAGCGCCCGGCGCGGGATTTCGCGGGGCCGGACAAGACCTTTCCGGACTACGACCGCAAGCACCAGCGCGCGGCGATCTCCGGTGCCTCGCGCGCCTACCATGCCGGCCACATCAGCAAGGCGACCGAGCAGCGCATCCAAGCCCGCGAGCGCCGCAAGCTGTCCTCCCGCTCCACCCGCAAAGGATCTTCCCGATGATTACCGCCCTGTTCTGGATCTTGATCGCCCTCGTGGCGCTCGACGTCATTGCCCACCTTCAGCACATCACGGTCGTGGATGAGCTGAAAAAGGACCTGGCATGGATCAAGTCCAAGCTGGAGGGAGGCTCTTCGTGATGAAGCGCTGGCGCTGTCTCCACTGCTGGGCGCCGGAGGTGGCGGAGGCCGAGTGGGAAGACCATCTCACGCAGTCGTTCTGCCGCCTGTGCGGGAGCGCCGGCACGCGCATCTACGAATTCGGCTGCTTCGTGTGCGACGACCAGGGCGTGATCTTCTGGGGCGAGGAGGCGCCCAGCCACCCCTGTCCGGACTGCAACAGCCCGTCCTACCGCATCGTGCATGCGCCCTACGTCGCCAGCCCCGAGCGCCGTGCCGATTTCAAGGCCGCCGACCGACTGCTGGAGACCGAGTTGACGAACCAGAACCGCTCCCTCTCCACCTTCGAGCGCAACGCCAAGCCGGTGGACGAGCGCGTGGCGGCCGCGCGGGCGCAAGCACAAGCGAATGGCGGCCTGGCCGGCGGCTGGGTCGCGCCGGCGCAGGTGATCGGTCGTGCGATGCCAGGCAGTCAGGCGAACCCGCTGGGCACGATGCCGCGGCCCACGACGATCATCGCCGGCAAATACGACAAGGTGGACTAGCTCATGCGCATCCCGAAGGCGCCGGCGGAACGGATCGACTGGCTGTACAGCACGCTCGCCCGCCTGCGTCGCTCGATGGACGACCGGCGCGCCAAGGCGCGCACGTGGCGCAGCTGGTACCTGCATGGCGCCCCGGAGTGGGGCGCGCGCTACAACATGATCTGCCCGCAGGTGAACACCCTGGCCGGCTACCTGTACGCGCCGCGCAGCGTGCGTTTCAGCCTCAACGCCGGGCCGGTGGCCAAGGCCGGCAAGATCGCCCTGTTCGAGACCGCCGCGGTGCGCCTGCGCACGCTGTGGAACGAGTCCTGCGCGGATGAGGCCTACAGCAACCAGACGCTCTGGAGCCTGGTCTATGGCTCGAGCTTCCTGAAGTTCCGCTGGGCCGAGGGCAAGCCGCGCTGCCTGCCGGTGGCGGCCTTTGACCTGGGCGTGTGGCGCGACGACCTGCCGGACCTGGAAGATCAACAGGCGATCCTGCACACCTATCGGCTGGATGGGGAGACCGTGCGCCTGTGGCTGGTCTCCGCCGGCATGCCCGGACCGGAGGTGGACGCGTGGATGCGCCGCTTGGGCAACGGCAACAGCGGCGAAAGCCCCAGCCGCGGCGCGGTTGCAGTGGGCCAGATGAACCCGATCGGGTGGTCCGGCGGCGTCTCGCAGGGCGTGGCCGGCGCGGTGACCGACTGGGGCAGCGTCAGTGCCGACTACGGCGGTGATTCGCCGACGCTGGAGATCGAGGAGATGTGGGTGCGCGACGATGCGACCCGCGACTGGCGCATCTTCCAGATCATCGAGAAGGACCTGATCCTGTCCGATCGGCCGAACGATTTCCTGCCCGAGCACCATCCGTTCGTCAAACTCACCCCGGACCCGGTGGATGAATGGTTCTGGGGCCGCTCGACGGTGGAGCAGCTGATTCCGCTGCAGGCCCTGCGCGAGAAGCGCATGAACCAGCTCGACCGCCTGTGCGCGCGCCAGGCCAACCCGCCGATGGTGGCCAGCGGCCTGAGCGGCGTGACCGACGAGAAGGCGGCGGCCGTGATGCGCCGCGGCGGCCTGCTGGGTTCCTCGCAGGTGCCCGGCGCCAAGATCGACCTGCTCACGCCGCAGGTCTCGGAAATCAGCTTCGCGCTGATCAACGACATCGACGCGATGTTTTCCAACACGCTTGGCCTCACCGACATGCTGCAGGGCCAATCCTCAGGCAACGAGCGTGGCGGCGCGCACGCGCGGGCGATGATGGAAGCGGGCGCCAGCCGCCTGACGCGCCGGATGCAGAACGTGGAGCGCGCAGTGGCGGAAGGCGCCTCGCTGCTGATGGAGCTGGCCAAGCGCTACGACGACACGGTGCTGGTCGATGATGACGATCAGCGCTACCTCATGGCGCAGGTGCCGGAGGAAGCGATGGTGGAAGTGGCCGCGCATTCGGCCTCGCCGCTGTTCGCCACCCGCGCGCAGCAGGACGCCGCGCAGCTGATGGAGCTGGGCATCATCGACAAGACCGATTTCCTGGACCTGGCCGATCCGCCGATGTCCGAGGCGCTCAAGATGCGCATGAAGGCGCGCGACAAGCAGCACCAGAAGCAGGTCCAGCAGGCCATCCAGCAGACCCCCGAGAACGACCGCTGGCAGCTGTTTACCAGCCTGCTGGGCCTCGGCAAGAAGCGCGCCTGACACTCACCCAAAAAGAAGGCCCCGACACCCAAGGGGTAGATGTCGGAGCCTTCAAGGAGACTTGCGTCTCCAGCCGGTGAGGGCTATGCTCGTCCCGCGACGGACTTGCGGGACCCATCTTACCTCTTTTTTCGGGAACTGCAAGCCTGTCGCCGTCAAGACGCACGACAGTCGTGGGCCTGTATGGGCTGCCCGTCAGAGTACACCGAGGCGCGGAGCACACTCTCCGCGACCCTCGCCCCGGCGTTCCTCCAGCGACCGGGTAGAGCCGTGGCAAGTGACGTCGGCGTGAGCCGGCCCAGAGTCATGGCGAAAGGAATGGGGGCGTCCCGCGACACGGGTTCCTTTCACCGGGCAGAGGTCCACTCTTTCTGCCAGGAACGAGAAGGGAATGAGTGACGATGACCGCTACGGTTTCTCCACCGGCCTAGAGCGCCGGATCGAGCAGAAGCCATAGGTCACGTCTGGGCAGACCGTGCCTCGAAAAAACCTTGACTTCTTGCGTGAACCGGTTCTAGAAAGGCGACAGTGCGGTGCCTTGGCATGCGCACGGGTTCCCCGTCAGGGGATGAAAGAGAACCAGGGTGATCTCTGAAAAGGTTCCACTTAGGAACCGTTCGTCCGCCCGTCAATCGAAGGAGAGCGTCATGGCTCGCAAGTCGCATCGCAAGGCCCGCAAGGGCGGTCGCAAGGCCCGCAAGTAATGGCAACCGCCATGCAAACGGGTGCGGCCAAGCGCAACATCAAGAAGGCCATCGCCGCGCGCAGTTCGGGCCGCAAGCCCACGCGCAAGGCGATGCGCTGACGCATGGCCACGCCGAATCTCGGCACGCTGTCGCAGCCGTTGCCCATGGGTGGGCAGACCCAGGGCGCGGCTGCGCCGGCACCGGCCACCAACCAAGCCTCGCCGGACGGCCAGACCGCGCTCTCGCGCGGCAAGGTCATGCAGGCGATCCAGGCGATCAGCACGGAACTGCCCAACTTCCCGGTCGGCTCCGAAGAGCACACCGCGCTGCTCGATACGGTGAAGAAGCTCGGCAAGTATTTCTCCGGCTGGAGCACGTCGGCCCAACCGGCACCCCAGACGCAACAGGCCGCCCAGCAGGTCGCGGGTTCGCCCGCCATGGGTGGCGCCCCGTCCCCTCAGGAGGCAGCCTAAATGGCCATCCGTCCGAACAACCTGACGCCCAACAAGGGCGGTGATGTCACGGCGCCGACCGTGGATGACAAGCCGCGCCGCTACTCCAACCTCATCAACCAGCCGTGGGTGCCGCAGTTCGGGGGCGCCAAGGCGGTGGCGAACGCGGTCAAGAAGGCTCCGTACGGCCGCATCGCGCACGTCGGCAAGCGCGGGAACCCGTAATGGCCAGCAACCGGCCCTCGCTGTCCGCGCCGACCTACGGTTCCCTCACCGGGAACATCAACTGGTCGCGCGGCATCGGTGAGCAGCTGGCGCAAACCGCGACCACCGCGACCACCACGCCGACCACCACCACTACGGCGGCCCCGACCACCGCGACGAGCAACTTCGGCGGCGGTGGCGGCGGTGCGTCGTCGCCCGGTCCCTTCCTTTCGATCATTGCCCAGAGGTAACGTCATGCCTGCCCTTGACGAACAAGAAATTGCCGTCCTCGCGGAACTGAAGAGCAGTGACCCCGCGCTGTACCGCAAGATCCGCGGCGAGGCGCTGCGCGCCGCCGCCAAGCTGCATCCGGACATCGTGGTGCCGGAAGTGGAGATGGGCCATGCGATCGAGCAACTGCGCGCCGATCACGAGAAAAGCCTGACCGAGGTCAAGGCGCAGCTGGACGCCGAGCGCGCGGCGCGGGCCAAGGCTGAAGCGCTGGCGGCGGCCCGCGAGAAACATGGGCTGGCGCCGTCCGAGATCGGCCAGGTCGAGAAGTTCATGAAGGACAACCAGATCCAGGACTTCGAGGCAGGCGTGCGCTTCATGCGCCTGCAGCAGGCCGAGGGTGCCAAGATGAGGAACGGCGTCCCCACCAGCGGCATGATGGAGCTGCCGACGAACTTCGCGGAAGCGCTGAAGGATCGCCGCGGCGCCCGCCGTCGCAACCTCTTTGCTGCCGTGTCGGACCTGCGCAAGGCGCAGAACCGCGCGGATTTCCTCGCAACGAACTGATTGAAGGAAAGCCGTCATGCCTCAATTCGGAAGCGGTATCGTACCCAGTGGGGCCCTCGGGACCCAGCTCTCTGCCGTCACCCGTCGCGGCATCACCGAAGATGCCATCGTCGCCCTCTACCAAGCCTCGCCCACGCTGGCGCTGCTGTTCTCCAAGGCCAACGCCGCCTCCGGCGGTGTGTCGTCGGTGACGGTGCCGGTGCAGCTCTCGCCGCTAACGGCGGGCAGCTGGACGGACTTCGGCGGCGCCTTCCCCGCGCCGCAGGTCATGTCCGGTCTGGTGCCGGCGGAGTTCAACCTGAAGGGCCTGGTGGTCCCGGTACCGCTGCTCGGCATGCAGTCGATGCTGCAGGTGGACGAGACGGTGGTCTCGCTGCTGGAAGCGACCATGGACGACGCCAGCAACCAGGCGGTCTCCATGCTGACCAACGCGCTCTTCAACAACGCCTCGAACGCGCAGCAGCTCGGCGGCTTCCCGCTGGCGATCAGCAATACCGGCACCTACGGCGGCATCAACCGTGCGACCTACACGAACTGGCAGTCGAACGTGATCGCCGAGGGCACCGTGGCGCCCACGCGCGACTCGACCCTGCTGGACGTCATCAAGACCATCAGCGCGGGCTTCGGCGAGCGGCCGACCTTCGGCGTGACCGGTCCGCTGACCTGGCACAAGCTGGCGACCGACTTCACCTCGCAGGAACGCTACAACGTCAACCCGGGCGGCACCTACGCCGACAGCCAGTTCGGCGCCGCGGCGATGTTCCAAGCGCTGTCGGTCGGCGGCGTGCCGATCTACCTGGACGCGAACGCGACCGAGGGCGAGATCTACTACCTCAACGAGAACTACGTGTCGCTGTACATCCACCAGGATGTGAGCTTCGGCTTCACGGGGTTCGAGTCCACCCTGATCAACAACCAGATCGGTTTCATCGGCGCGCTCTTGAGCCTGCTCGAACTGGTCGTGTCCAAGCCCTCCACCTGCACGGTGGCGACCGGCTACACCCATTCCTAACGAGGACGTGCCATGAGCCTGATTTCGGCCAAGACGCTACTCCCGGGGACCGGCATTGCGATGGGCGGCGCCGGTTCGGCCTACACCACCTACAACAGCAACGTGTTCAGCGCGGCAGGCAACTTCACGCTGCCGGCCGGCGACTGGTGGGTGCTCCCGACCGCCGACACGTCGGTGCAGGTATCCATCGATGGCGGCACCACGTGGGAGACGGTCTACCCGGTCACCACCGGCGGCTTCATCCGCTCCGATGGCGCCAACGCCCGCATCAACGCGACGGCGGCCATCACCGTCTACTACTTCGGTCCGGCGTGAACCGTGAACGGTGAGCAACTATACCGATAACGGGGACGTCCTGTGGGCGTATCTGCTGGATACGCGCACACTGTTGCACGACGCCTCGGGCGACTATTTCACCGACACCCAGCTGGTCAACTTCGTCAATCAGGCCCGGGTCCACACGGCGGTGGACACGGGCTGTCTGCGCACGCGCGAGACGATCGTCCTGCCGGCTGGCATCGAGCAGTTCAACATCGGCGGCGTCATCTCCCTGACCGGCGTCGCCACGCCCTCCGGCGGCACGCCGCCTTACAGCCTGGTCAGCGGCGGGGGGGCGGTCGCGGTCGCCAATGTGGACAATTCGCCCGGTACCTCGCTGTCGGTCGGCGTGGTGGACGGCGGTACCTATTACCAGCCCCCGCTGGTCACCTTCGATGGGGCGCCGGTGCCGCTGTCGGCCACCGCGACCGCGGTGCTGAGCAGCACCTTGCCCTCGGCCGTCACGCAGGTGGTGGTGAATCAGGACGCGGGCCTTTATGCCTCCGGCGGCGTCACGCCCAACGTGATCTTCACGCCCGCTGGCACCGCTGGCACCGCGCAGGACAATGGCTCGGGCCAGCTGGAGGTCGTCACCCAAGGCTCGGGCCAGGTCGGTGGCATCGTGATCCAGGACGCGGCGGGCGTGATCACCAGCGTGCCGGCGTCGTCGGCCCTCATCTTGGATGCGCGCATCGCCAGCATCGATCAGGTCACCTGCAACGTGGGCTACCGCATTGCGCTGAAATCGATGGCCTATTCGGACTTCAACGTGGCCTATCGCGGCCAGCCGAATTACCAAGCTTGGCCCAACGCCTTCGCCATCTACGGCAACAGCCTGTTCCTGGGGCCGGTGCCCAGCAACGCCTACACCTACGAGCTGGACTGCATCCTCTACCCGTTGCCGTTGACGAGTGTCGGCCAGATGGGCCAGATCGCCGATCGGATGTGTCGCCAGCCGGTGCCGTACTACGCGGCCTACCTGGCGCGGCTGTCGCAGGGTGAAGCCGATCAGGCCTCGCAGTTCCTGCAGCTCTACGAACGCATGACAGCGATGGCCGTCAATCGCTTCACCACCCGGCTTTCGACCCTCTGGCCCGACAACGAAAACCTCTACTGATGCCATGGCCGCCCCGTCCAACGCCTCGCCGCAACAGCCCCGCAGCCTGACGCTGATCGAGCGCAGCTTCCGCACGCTCAACCTGACCACCGGACCCACTGCGCTCAAGGACGGCGAATACCTGGAGCTGGAGAACCTGATGCCCTATGGCGAGGGGCATCTGACCGTCTTCCCGGGGCCGGGCAATGCCATCGCCGCTCCCAGCGGCAAGACCATCAGCGCCACGTGGGGCATCGTGATCGCCTCGCAGCCCTACATCATCGGGCAAATGAGCGATGGCTCCGTGTATGCCGCCAAGCCGGGCAGCACCTTTGTGCTGATCGCCGCGGCCGGCAGTACCACCGTGGGCGGCCTGCACATCGACAAGTGGCAGGCCACCGATGCCGATGGCAATCCCGAGGCCATGCTGTGGGTGGACGTGGCCAAGGGCTATGGGTCGTGGACGGGTTCCACGTGGAACGTGTTGAACGCGGCGCGGACCGGTCAGTGTCTGGCGGTCTATGCCGGACGGGTGTGGATCGGTGTTGGCCAGGAAATCGTCTACACGGCGCCGGACTGCTACAACGATTTCAACGACGCCGACTACGCCGGCGCCTTTGCGATCACCGATCCGTCCATGAACGGCTTCATCATCGCCCTGCGGGCGACCCAGAATTGGCTCTACATCATCGGCTCGGGCATGATGGCACTGAACAACGTGCAGGTGCAGAACGTGGCCGACTCCTCCGCCCTGTCCACGACCTTCTTCGTCACCCCCGTCTCCTCCTCGGTAGGACTGGTCACCGACCGCGCGGCGGTGGTACTGGACAACGTGCTGTTCCTGGTGACCAACACGGGCCTCTGGGGCTACCGCGGGCTCAATGGCCAGAACATCGCCAACAACATGGGCGACAACTTCGACGGCTCGCAGGCGCTGTTCGCCTCGCAGGTGTACGGCCGCAATGTGCTGACCACCAGCGCGGGCTACAACCTGCTGGTCGATACCGGCCAGTGGTTCTCCACCATCACCGATTCCCTGAGCTGGGTGTCCACGGCGACGATCATCTGGGAAGGCCTGTCCGGCTGGGTGACCAACGGCGCCTACGTCTACCAATTCGGCTCGGATTTCGTGACCGTGCGCAATGCGGTCATGCACAGCAAGCTGTTCGATTGCGGCAACGGCGCCGCCAACAAGCGGGCGATCAACGCGGGCTTCGAGCTGTATCAGGATGGCCTGCTGCCCTCGCCGCCGACCGGCCGCAGCATCACCGGCACGTGGAACCTGGTCGGCTACAAGAGCACGTCACCGTCGCAGTCCTTCGGCGCGCTGGACGTGACGCAGAACCACTGGGTGCACGGCACCACCTCCCTGACCGACCGCTATCTGGGGCTCGAGCTGAACCTGTCCGCGCCGCCCTCCTGCGCGGTGGGCGCCTTCATGATCCAGTTCCAGGAGTCCACCGAATGGCCGTGATCGTCGGTCAAGGCGTCCAGGCCTCTCCCGCCACACCCACGGCGCAGGAGCTGCTGTCGATCTTGAGTGGCCAGCTGACGCTTTCGGATGTGGCCGACAGCCCGCAGGCGGCGCGTTATGCGGTGGCATCCGTGGATGCCGCCAACATGCCGCTGCTGCAAGGCGTGACGCCGGTCGCCGGCACGCCGTGGCCGGACAGTGCGGGGGTGACGCAATTCAATGGACGTACGGGATCGGTCACTGTGCAATCGACCGATCTGCCGCAGGTGCAGGCGGGCGGCGTGCGCAGCGTGCTCTCGACCTCGCCGCTCACCTACAGCACGATCGGCACGGCCGCTCCCTACACCATCCAGTTCAGCTGTGCGGCGGTGTCGGTGACCTATGGCGGCGAGACGGTCAGTTACAATGCGGCCGCGCCGGTGGACGCTACCCAAGGCGCAAGCAGCACCGTCACCTACTACCTCTATTATCTCGACCCCACCTACAGCGGCGGCACGAAAACGCTGCAGGTCACCACGTCGGTACAGACGCTCTCCTCCGCGGCCGGCATCCTGAACCTGGGCTCCTGCACGGTGACC